TGAGTTTAAAGTGTTTACAGAACCTTGTGCCTCTTGTAAACTTTCTTCTAACTCTATAACTCTATCTTGTGACTGGGTTAGTGAAGTTTGTGTAGTTGACAAGTTTGTTGCTAAAGTCTCAAGTTGTTCATCATCAGTATCTATTGTTGTAAATATAGCAGACTTTGTTAATGTTTTTGGTGATTCGTTGTCTTCTACCCCAGCATTATTTGTACCAGTAACTTCAAATATGTAAACACTTTCTGCTTCAAATGTTAAATCAATTTCTCTATTACTTCCAGTATTTCCAATAAGTATATCCTCCGTTGCTGCTGGTATCTCAACATCTATTAGATTTCCAGTCCCACCACTATTAGAACTACCAAACGCAACAGTGCCTTCAGATAGATTTAGACCAAGTCCAGTATTTTCTGTTGGTGTTATCTTGTATATAGTTACTTTTTTTGATGTTACATTATTCATAGCACAATTTAGTCTTATTAGTGTCGGAAGTCCAGTATTATCATCTGTCTGTCCTTCAAAATTAACTGTTGGTAATCCAGTATTTTCAACTCCATCTGTTCCAAATGTTGGTTGTTGTGCTAACGCTGCTCTTAATGCTGCATTCTCACCAGTCAACGATGCATTCTGATTTATTAACTCTCCATTTTGAAGTCCAAGTGAGTCTGACCCAGATTGTAATAATACATTTTCATCTTGTAACTCACTTAATCTCTGATTTAAATCATCTAAATCTATACCGAGAGTGTCAAGTTGATTTTGTAAATTAGTTATGAACTCTGGATTAAAAAGTGGTGTACCATCTCCAAAAGCATAAACATAATTATCACCGACACTATTGTCTGGAAACTCAAAATTTGTTATCTCTCCAAATGTTGTCTGACCTAAAAGTGATTGTAGAAACGCTTGAATTTGTTCAGGTGACATATTACCACTTTGTATCAAAGATAAAGCATCACCGAAAGAATCTGTTGTCTGTGGTATTTCTTTTGGTTTTTTAAATTCTGAAAACTCTGTATCATATAGTTTCTCAAAACTTTCTTTTGTCAAATATTCTTTTAATTCTGGATTCTTTTCAATGATTCTAAAAAAAGATTTATTACCTTGTCCTCTTGGATTCCAAGGAATATTTAACTTTATATTGACATTTGAGAAGTTTCTCAAACCACTTCTTTTTTTCTTTTTTCTTGCCATAATAATTTAATTAGTTTTTCTTGATTTTGAAGAAAAATCCATCATCGTAGATGTCTATTAATCCATTTCTCTCAGTTTTTATCAGTAACCTAAAATATCTATTTGGTTGTAAACCATCTGTTCTAATATCAAAAAAACTACCACTTGAATCACAAGATATTTTTGTATATGATGTGTCATAAGGAACTACAAAATCATCTGTATGAGCATCTTTTATTGCATAGTAAGAAGATGTTGGTAAATAATTTGTATCAAGAGATTGTAATGTTGTTGTGTAATTTCGTGTTGGATATCTTTCTCTACCGACAATTCTAAATCTCACTCTTTCTCCATCAACATACTCTCTTCTCAAATTGTTGAAATATACTATCTTATCTTCTGCAGTAAGTTCTAATAAACTACCAGTTGAGAAACTTGAGTCATCCCAAGCAAACTCTAATTTAGGTGGAAATATTGTATTAGTATCCATTGAGAAAAAAGAAATTCTACCATGTTCTTCATTAGAAGACTCATCGGCAGTTGACCTCTTAATCATAAATCCCTCATTAGGTCTTGAACCACTTAACCAACCTTTTACTATATCTGTAACATCCATTCTTAAATCAGTTTGTACACCACTAAAACTCTGTGATGCTGCAGAACTTGTAAACCATGTTCCACCACCAGCATTAGTATTAAAGGAACCAGTAGATGTAGAATTAAAACTAGCCGTTGCCCAAGCATTTCCACTATTCGTACTCGTACTATAATCTCTATACTGCCAACTAACTCCGTTAAAGTTTTTAGGTTTTTGTAACTTTCTACCAACACCATTTGAGAATGATTGTGATAGTGGATAAGCATAAATTTCATGGTCATATGGGATACCATACTCTTCAAATGTATGTAAGTTAAGATATGCTTTAAATCCTAATCCAACCGTACCATCTACCAATGACTCTGAAACTGAAGATAAATCGTATTTTTGTACAATACGAGAATTGAACTTTTTTGGTGTTTCTGCTTTTGTTACTACTTTTTCTAATTCTAACGCTTGGTCAATACCAGTATTCATTGAAGCAGATACTTCATATAAAGTTGCATCTTTTTCTGGAAAAATATGAATAATCATTATACTACCACCCTACCTTGTATATCTGTGTTTGGAAATTTTAATTCAAATATAGACGGGTCAAGACTTGGATACACTATGTTATCTCTTGTTGCTTCTTCTATGTTATAGACATTTCCAGAATAATTTAATTCTGTATCATACTTATTTATTATTTCTAACGCTGGTATATTTGAAACACCCTCTACTAAAAATAATTCTCTTTGTAAATCTGCTACTAATATTGGTTGGTTTATTTGCCACTTGTCAATAGTAAAAAATTGTTTTACTGCTTCAATACATCTCAACAATACAACATTAGCATTTTCAGTAGGAACTGGAACTACATCAAAGTTAACACCTATATTTATTATAAATGCATCTTTGATGTTGACTGCGTCTGTTAGTATTCTAAATTGACCAAGATAGTTTTTTAAATTTTGTTTTACCGCTTGATTAATCTGTATTAACTTTTTATCTGATGTGTATCCAAGTGTATACAGATTCATAGCCAATGGATTTGAAATTCTATTAATTACCTTTTCATCATTTTCCATTTTCTTTTGAACTTCACTTTCGTTTAATTGTTCATCTTGAACAATATACGCTTTCATTACTGCACCAAGTCTTGGTGGCATACTATATGTTCTGATTATAAAATCTTCTTTAGTAACAACTCTACCTTGTGCTGCAAAGTTTGCTAATGCGTTTTGTTTTATTTCATCAAGTGATTCTGCACTACTACCACCAGTTGCTGCTTGTTCATTGTTTACAACAACAGATGCTTTAGCAGTTGCTATTTTTGTAGCATCTTTTCCAAAATCATCAATCGTGGTTGATACTGATTTTACAGTTGTTATGTCATTAGAGGGTACATTAGTATTTATACCACCACCAACAAGGTATGTAAAAGTTAGAGTAGTATTACTTGGTACTTGTCCGTAAGTTCTTGTGTACATAAAATTTGATGGGTCAACATTTGTATCAACACTATTTAATCCTTCTGGTAGTGTTGAACCAACATTATCTGGATTAGGTATAATAAAAGCATCTGGGTCACTTGATATACCACCACCAAATTCTATATTTGTAGTATTGTCTGGATTTATTCTTGTTGTAAATCTACGAGAAGATTTTTTCAATCGTAAAATGTATGGTGCAGTATCATTGTATTGTGCTAATTCTGTATCAAATTTTGCTGTATTTTCTACTTCTTCAAAAATAGTTTCTTGTCCTAAAAATGGCACTTCATACCATTTGTTTCTGTCACCATCTAAACATGATAATACTCTGATAACATTGTTGTCTGGTAATTTTACTGTGCCAAATTTTTCTGGTGCACCAAATGTAAACGATTGTGTTTTTAGTTGAGCTGCTGTGGCACTAACTGACTTCTTCAACAAATAGAATAGTGGTTGACTTGTTCCTTCTTCAACAGAGTAAACACTAACATCTGTAGGGTCAACACTACTACTAACAGAAAAGTTAACATCCATATCTGTTATAAAAGTTACAGAAGAATCTGATGTTGATGAAAATTCACTTCCTTGATTTATGGTTAGAGCGTAATCGTAGTCTGGTCTTGAGGTCACTCCACTATCTTTTACTGGAACGGTTTGATATAATTGTAACTTTACTTTTGCTGGAGATGTTACTTTTGGTTTATATCCAAGAGACTCTGCTATTTCATATACATTTTTTCTTTGTTTGGCATGTAGTAATAAATTCTCACGAACTGCATTATCAATGTAGTAATTAAGAACATCACCAACATATGCTGCCATTTCAATAAACATCATACCAGGTGATGCTTCATTGAAGTCATTATATGAATTAGGAAAATATACTTTTGCAAAATCAATAAGATTATTTCTTAGTGAAGCAAAATCTTTTCCTAAATATTTTACCTCTTTATTTATTGGTTGTGTATTTTCTGCCATTTACTTTCTCACGATTGATTTTCACCATTTGAATTTACAAGACCAAATTGTTCATTTACAGATATAAAGACCTCATCAAAGTTTTCAATATCATTTCTAAGTGAAAATTTAATTCTTATCTTTAGTATATTTCTATCAATATCATCTGGTGTCTCACTAATAATTATCTCCTTAATCAAAATATAACTCAACCATTCGTCAACTGCATTGATAATTGATGACTCAATATCTTCTCTAAGTATCTCTGGTTTATTAGGTTCAAATAATATATTCCACAAATTAGAACCAAAAGTAGGATGATTTAATCTCTCTCCTTTCCTTGTTAATAGTAAATTAACCAAGTTGGCTCTTCCTTGTTTTATCTGAGAATAATTTTGTCTAAACTGACCTTGACCATCTGGTACGAATGGTAAGTCAATACCAACTGCTACACTTTCATCAAATTTAGACGCTACTGGTCCTGGTGTTGCTGCTGGTATATCTGATGGGTCAATAAATATATCTTCAGGTTGATATTGTGCTTCTGCCATTATGGTCTATAACCCCCTTTTTCTTGTTTCTTTTCATCTAACTTTTTCATCAAACCACTATAGTCTTTAGTTAAAGCCTTTGAAACTGCATCAGGTAAATCATCCATACTCATACCCATTGTTTCTGCTGTCTGTTGTGCCACAGATTGTCTTTGTCCTTCTGGTGTAAAATCACCATATCCCATCATGTTTGCTAAATTAGAACGATTAAATCCTTGAGCATTTTTTGATGTAAAAGAAAGTTCTTGTTCTGTAGTTTCTTGTGTGTTTCCAAGTGACATGGCAGTTTCATTTAAAATGTCATTCAACATAGGATTGTCTTTTACAAATTCCCTTTTTTCTTGTACTGGTTGTACATTTTTCATTCCTTGTTTCATAACTTTTTTGTGGTCTGTTTTAGGATTCATTGCCTCTTGTATGGCTTTAGGAACACCTCTTTTTATTTCTTCTCGTACTATCTTACGAATTAGTGTTTCTAATGCTTTTGCTTGTTTTCCCATATTAACCTCCTATGGTATTAGTTCACCTTTACCAACTTGTATACCCCATTTTCCCTTATTTGTTCCAGGTATTGGTGTTGTAGGTGCTACAATTGTAGCAGGTGATGGAACTGGACCCGCTGGAGTCACTACTGTTCCAAAACATGATTGTGTACCTGGAAAACTTAGCATCAAAGGGGCAAAGTGATTTCCTTCTATTTCTATACTATTAAATAGTTTCAACATGGCAGATGCTACCCTTTTTGCCATCTTTAATTGAGCAACTTGGATTGGTGTACTTGGTTTTGTTTCGGCTTGTTCTCTCATCATTTCTTTGTAATCTTCAATAAAATTTTTAAGTGGTTCATCAGTTAGTTCTGGATTACTTATTTTTCCTACTGCAATACTAAATCCAGTAAGTGGTATTAGTTGTGCTGGAGAAGTAGTAGTCCCATTAAAAACTCCAGAAACTCCAACTGACGGGCCAAACTTACATTTGTTATGGTCATTTATTCCAACAACAATAGTAGTTTTAAAGTAATTTTTTAATGCTTTTGCAAATTCTGTTGCTTGTATCTCTCTTGCTTGTTCTACTGTAAATCCTGGTCTTAGTGACTTTCTATATGTTACCACAAATGCAATACCAAGTAGAACTTGAATGGCAGGTTTTAAGAACAAAGGTTTACCTATATGCTTTCCTCTATCAGTTCCTTTTATTACATTTTGTGGACCAGTTGTTACTCCAGGTGGAACTGACGCCATCGCTGGAAGTAACTTTAAATTTGGTAGTTCTGAATCTGCTGTTGATAAATGTGCTTTGGCGAATGTGTGTATTACATTTGCAAGACAAACTCCTTTTAAAAAACATGCTGCTTCAACTGCAAATCCTACTGGTAATTTAGATTGTTGTTCATAGCATTTTACGAAACCATTAATCATATCCAGTTTCAATTGTTCATTCGTTATTCTTCTACCTACAGTATTTATCCCCTTCAATGTTTTTTGTAAAGAATCAAAACCACCAACATTTGGTATCTTTCCATCTTTTACTAAAGCTTCAATGTCTTGTAGATTGTTAAGAATATCTTGTGCATTTTCAAGTGGGTCTGTTTTTTTCGCAGAACCTCTTAGACCACCATCTGTTTTTACTATTTTCCAACTTGAGAAGTTTCCCTCGTTTTCGTTTTCAACACTCTCTACTTGTAAAACTAAACTACCACTATCATAGTTGGAAACCTTTCCAAGAAAAAAAGATTCTTCACTACCACTTACTTCAACTCTTACACTTTGACTAACTACTAAAGAACCACTAAATGGTTCTTCTAAATTGAAATCAACAATGGTTGGATGTTCTATTGGTATGTCTGTTGTTGTAAACGAAGACCCACTAATAATAGACATATAATGCTCTCCTAATCAAGTGTGTGGTTTTTGGATAATATAGTTTTTAATTGTGTTTTTAGTTGCTTGTGTAGTAGTTCACCAGGATTACCTGCTTGATTTGGATGAGGCCCGCCACCACCAACAAAGATATACTTTGGAATAGCATCAATAAGTTTTGTTAAAACATCAACAAGTTTATCTCCCAACACCATTGGTTCTCCTTGTCCACTTACTGCTTTCTCTCCAAGGTTACTCTTTTTTGCTTCAAAGTCACCTTGTGGTGTAATCATTTTATACGATGTTAGCATCTCTTCCTCTTTTTCATCCGAAACTGTACTCCATTTATTTGTAACATCAATACTCATATTTCCAGTTGTAACTAAACCAATACCTTGTTTTGCAAAACCTAATAACTTGTCGTTTTTTGCATTTAGTATTAAGGTGTCACTATTCATCTGTATGGATGGAATACTTGTAGATATTGCTATGTCAAACTCCAAGGTTTTTAAAATAGCATCATCATTATCTAAATCTAAGTAAGAGATATCTAACACAGATGGTTGATTTTCAGTTAGAATAATAGTTGATGAATCTTGATTAATATCAGAAGAATATAAATCTCTTGGTTCTAATGGTTCAGTAAGTTCAGCACTTTGTCCATTACTGATAATAGTTACTGGTTTACCAAGTGTTTCATCTGACCCCTCACTCCACCAATTTGGATTGTCAAGTAGAACTTTGTCACTTGAACCAAGTCTAATGTGTTGACCAAATCTACCCTCAAGTAGTACATCTCCTTGATACATTTGAGTTTTTTTGATATCATCTCTTTCTGTAAAAAACTCTCCTAATTCAGGAAGTTCACCACCCACTACAAAAGGATTACCATCTTCTGGACTTGATGTTTCCGTACTTTCAATTTTTTCTAACGCTGATATATTTTGTAAAGAGTTGTGATGTGAACTATTCCAAGAATTTATACTATTCAGATAGAATGTATTTTTGTTGTAAATATTTTTAGTAGAATCACTATCTAAATAATTTACCAATGGAACTAATTCTCCCACTACTGGAACTTTTACAAAGTTTGCATCAAGAGGTTTAGCTATATATTTTTTTAAACTTTCTCCTCTATGAGAAAGTACATCTTCGTTTGTTTCTGTGTATACTCTTCTACAAATCACACAACCGAGAAAAGATAAGTCTTCAACCCCATCTATTAGTATTTGAAAGTTTGTTAAGTCTGTTCGTGTTAATATTGTAGCCAATACTTCAGCAGGTTCTATTTCGTAAAATAAATCTACTGGTTCTTTTGTTAATTGACCACCACTTACTAATTGGTCTGAAGAATCGTTTATGAAATTGGAATTTTGTTTTTCTATATGTGGTTTAGACATCTGCGATTTCTCTGTCTGTTCTTGATTCTATCTCATCCATTTTGTCTTGTACATCAAATGCTACATTTTCTAACTCAGACAACAATTGTTTCTTTTCATCTTCACTTATCATTTCGTGGTCTGTACCACCAGTTCTTGCTTGTGAACTAACAAGTCTCTGTACAATGGTTGCTATCTTTACAAGTTGCTCATCATTCTTTACACTAACATCTAAATACTCTTTTATCAAAGGCACAACGATAGTAGCATCACCGATGTTCTTGATGAGTGGTTCAAGTTTTTTTATCAGTACCTCTATTTGGTCTTTCTTCTCAACAGAGTTATCATGGATATCTTTAAACAGAGATGATAGGGTCTTACCCTTAAATATTTCAAAATCAGACATAATATGTTCCAGTAATTACTATATATAAATATAAAAGGGCCTGATAAAAGACCCTTTAAAAAAAACACATATGTGGTTTGAAAACTACAATATTTGACTAATATCTATTTTTTTACCAGAAAAAGACCCAGTCTCATAGTAATTTTCACTTATCTTTAAGTAATGACTTTTCATTTGATTTACGACTTTAGTAATATGTTGTGTTTTAACATCTGTCATTTCACGAATCATAATATAAAGTGCTTTCTTATTAAAGTTTTCTAAATCACCTCGTCTCTTAAACAACTCAATTACTGCATCTGCAATCTGTATATCTCTTTTCTTTCTAAAAAGTTTTGTTAAGTTAGAGTCCCAATAATCAACCATATCATCAACAAACTCTTTTACAAAATCTTGACCTTCAACTTGTTTCTTTTCACCAGCAAGATTTCTTCCATAATCAAGTTTTGTCAAATCATCTGAGTTTTTGTATTTTTTATAGTTTTTATTATTGTTTAAAATCAAATAGTTTTTTGCTACGATACTAAAATAAGAAAACGCTTTTCCCTTACCCTCTTTAAATTTGTCTATGTTCAAGACAAGAAAAGATACTACCTCATGTTTTACATCTTCACTTGGAACATCAAAATAGTAAAACTTAAAAGTGTGTATTATATTTTCTGCTAACTTCTCAAACGCTGCTCTAATGTGTTCGTTGTATATTCTATTTCTAATATGAGCATCTTTTTGTGGGTCAAGATTATTATATCTTATTATTGCATTTTCTGTATCTTGCGTAAAGTATTGTTTCTTTTTTGCTTTTCTTGGCATTTTTACTCCGATTCTAAGTTAAAGTATTTTGATAAATCATTCTGCATTGATTGTATGTATTTGAAATAAAATCCAATTTCGTCATCTGAAGAAAAACTTCCTCTGACATCTATTTCATTTAATTTAACATTTGTATCACTAACTTGTTCTCTAATAGACTCAAACCATGTTTCATATTGTTCGGTCTTTTTATTTAGATTGTATATAATATACAAACAAATAATCAATAAAACAAGTAAAATTATTTCTACTATCATTTTTTGTCCTTAAACAAGTCTCCGAATAAATCCTCTAAATCACTACCATTTGCGTTTTTCGCTACTGACTTGATATCTGTTTTCTTTTTCTTTACACCAATTGGTTTTGTTGGTTTTCCTGCTACACTTCTTTTCCACATTTCATTCTCTACTTTTGTAGACAACATATCTCCTTGATGAAGTATATGTGGAAGATGTGATTTTAACCCATACTCTGGCATAAAACTTTTTAAGTAACTTGTGTTACCCTCTTCGTACAAACCATCTGTTAGTCTTAGTGCTAAGTATTCTTGTTCGGTCATGTCTACACCAAACTTCATTAGTAAATAACACGCTCTATCTGTTACGGTCATGTAATTTAAGTTCTTGTTAAAATCATATATCTTACCTTGATTTATTCTATGCCACTCTGATGGATTAGGTACATAGTAATCTTGTTCCATGTCACCTACTTTTCCTAAATCGTGGTGCATCGCACAAAAGACAATATTCTCTTCTGTCCAATCTGGTGTTGCTCCCATCTCTTCCCATACTTTTGCAATTTTCAAACAAGACTCTGTAACATTTATGATGTGCATTACATATCCACCTGGGAAAGCATTATGGTAATGTTCTCTACCACTTGCTGGTGCATACATCATCCTATCTTGAAAATGTTCATACATTTTCGTTAGTTTTTCTTTTCTTTCTCCCTCAAAATATTGTGGGATGTAACCAATTAATTTATTCCAATTTTCAAGCAGTTGTTCTGCTGATAATTCTAATGACATTGTAACCTCTTTCGTTTTATTTTATTCTTCAATAGGGGGAAAATATAAATCGTCCTCTCCTTCTTCTTGTATGTAATCAATAACCTCTTGTACTAACTCCCAGTCCCCTTCTTCCATTGCTTCTAATAATGTATTTATAATCCATTCGGTATCCATTAAGATTCTCCATATGTTCCACCATGTATCATCTCTATTTGTTCGTTTACTTCTTGTAACTCTGCTATGATTCTTTTGTATCTTTTATCTTCACTATCCATTATTTTTTCAATAGATTTATGGTGTTGATTAACAAGTGCTTCAAACTCTTTATCATCTGTTAAGTTTGAGTGTTTCATTATAGAAAGAAATGCACGAGATACAGATACAAGCATATTTATTTCTTTACCTAAATCACTCACTAAATTAGTTAGGTACTTTTGTTGTAATTGTATCTTTTCAAGTAAAAGGTTTGCTTCTAATATATTGTCGTTTTCCATACTACTATAATTATCAGATAATTTCATCAACCACTCCTAATTTTATACATTCCTCTGCTGTTAAATAAGTATCTGCTTGTAAAGTTTTTTTCCAAAAATCTATATCTTCTTTTGTTTTATCTGCTAACAACTGATAAACTTTATCAAGTAATACTTCACTCCACTTTATAGAATTTTTCACATCAGTAACTCTACCCATTTCCATCATACTACCTTCATGAAACATGACAGTGCTATTAGGACTCATATATCTTTTTCCAGTTCCACAAGTTAATATCAATGCTGCTGCTGACATTGCTCCACCTCTACATATCGTATTTACTGGTCTGTCAACCGAGTTCAAATAGTCAATAATTCCAAGTGTAGTAATCAAATCTCCACCCAAACAATTTATCATTAAATTTATTGGTTGTACATCCTTTTCTGGGTCATTAAATCTTGTTACGGTTCTGAACTTTTGTATAAGTTCTGGTAAAGTGTGTTCTGAAATTTCATCAGACAAATATATTATATTTGACTCTGCATCAA